ACCCCGACTAGCGCCATATTAAACATCATGCCGATCTCGGCTAGCATTTCCCCAAACAGGTCGGGGTCTATTCGTCCGTGCCAATGAGCCGCAACAAGCCCCGTATTAGCGTTGATAACATGAGCCGAACTATAGTCTCCATGCGACAAACCTTCTGCAACGTCAGCCCCAACAACATAATGGCTAGTTTCGTCTGGTTCCTCCCACATACGGAAAGGACCATCCCCAGGAACAAACCTAGCGTTCTCTCCAGTCACAACCGTACCAACAGTAGGCGAACTAGGAATAATCGAGTTGATGATCTCAATATCAAAAACAGGGTTACCTGACTTGATGAACGCTTCCTCAGGGGAGCGTGGATATTCCTGATGTAACTGCCACTCAGGTAGGGAACGGCGCTTGACTTCATACCAGTCCTCGTTACGGTCACCAGCATCCCAAGCCCAGAACACACCCTTGAACTGGTTGGTTCCAGTCTGGGAACCAACCCATAGTTTATGGAAGAAGTTACCTGAACCATTGGCAGTACTCAGGCAGATGACTCGTCCACCAACGTCAGCAATAGGTTCGATAGATGCCCACGCTTCATCAGGGTTACTGAGGAACGCCATCTCGTCCACCACCACCAGGTAAACAGATTCACCACGAGCAGGGTCATTGCTAGAGGGCAATGACTCAATAGCGGACTCGTTGTCGAATACCATCTTCAACTGGTGATCAGTCAACAGTCTAGGTCCACGAACCTTCATCCACTCAGGCAACCAGCGGTACCCGTACTTGGACTTCTGAAGCAACTTCATTGCCTCACGTTCCGTTCTACTCAGCATGACCACGAATCGGTCAGATTCAAAGTATGTCAACCAAAAACAGTATGCCGCCGCCAGAGTGGAGAATCCAATCTGGCGTGCCTTCAGAACTACACTATAGCGGTTAGCCAACCAGGAACGCACAGTCTCACGCTGTGCTTCACGCAACTCGAACTTGATACGACCCCGCTCAGGGTGTTTAATGTACCAGTAGTTCGAGCAGAAATGTACGAACGCATCCAACTGCTCATCTATAGTAGCGTTCTTCTTCGCTTTGCAGGCTCGCCATTCACGTTCCTGCACCAGTTCATTAATGTCCATTTATCTGCGCCTAATGTACCTAGGGTTCTTGTCCACCCAGAAGGGTGGCATCTTTATCTCAGAATTCAATGTGGCACCCGCATTACGCCAGGTAGCCACTTCGGTACCCCCAGCCCCGTTGGACACGCCAGAACGAAACCTAGTGGCAAATGCGAGGACATTAGAGCCACCAGCCGTAGCATCATCGGCAGTCCTAGATAGCAACTTGGTGCTAACAGCAACCGAAGTTCCAGCGCCTACGCCGATGGCAGAACGGACACTAGTGATTAGTAATATATCTAATGAACCGCTAGTGCTAGTTCCACTAGCAGTCCTAGTTCTAGATACTAGATGAACGCTAGACTGCGTTCCGCTACCAAACGCCGAAGCCGTCCTAGTTAGGACTAGTGTATCTAGTGCGGTACTAGATCCCGTACCACTACCGCTGGCGGATACAATCTTGGTGCGCAACCATAGCGCTGAACCAGACCCTAGACCACTGCCAGTTGCAGTTCGGTCTACCGAATCAGGTGTACCTTCGTAGTCGTAGGATACGGAATCGTAGTCTACTATGGCATCATAGTCGATAGCCATACTAAAAATTACTCTACTGGTTCAGGTTCTGGTTCAGGTTCCTGGGGGGCGACAAAACCGTCTTGCTCAGTCCAAGCCCAACCGACACCAACTTTGGTTTCAGAGTCAACCCAGAAACCACCAAGGTTTTCTGTAGCCCACACCGAATCACCGACGATTACCTGTCGAACGATGCCGTTTTCAATTTTAGCAGCATAACTAGTATTCATGATGAAGCCCATCTGATAATCACAACACCATCTCCACCGTCTCCACCAGAGGTTCCCGCACCGCCGCCAGCGCCAAGGTTATCTGTGCCAGCGCCTCCCACTGCCGTGTTGGAGCCAGCACCTCCCCCACCAGAACCACCAGCGCCTTGGTTAAAACTCCCTCGACCACCACCGCCGCCACCGTATGTAACACTAGAACCAGTGATACTATTTGCAACCCCAGCACCACCAGCGCCCCCAGCGCCCCCGCCGACACCGTTAGCACCCACGGCACCAGCGCCTCCACCGCCACCGCCACCAAAATACGGATTCGATGCATCGCCGCTGCCACCGTTGTAGCCTACACTAAGAATTGTTTTACCTGCTTGACGGTAAGCCGATTCAGAAGCACCTCCGCCGCCAGAACCGCCATCAAAGGCACTTACGGCGGACTGCCCACCACGACCTCCACCAATGCAAAAAGCAACGTTTGAAACGTAGGATACATTGCCATTAGTGCTAGCACCACCAGCACCAACAACAACGTTATACTTGCCAGGACCAAGTGTTACTTTAGAACTCCCGACGTTTGTAGCAAGTTGACCCGCTCCGCCGCCGCCCCGAGTTCCACCAGCACCACCAGCACCAACAACAAGATACTCGATATCAATGCTAGTGTTCTCTACAGTGATACTACCACTAGAGTTCCAGGTTACAATCCTGTTGTCGCCGCTAGTAGTATTGGACGCTGCATTTTCAATGATGACTTTGGGCGTGTTTGTCCAAGCGCTAACAGGTGTCCCAGATTGTGACCGTTCACCAAAACGTGCCATATCAGTTAGTGATCCTATTGACGTAACCGTGAATCGTAACAACATTAGCCGTAGCAGCAAACCCACGCACAACCAAAGCGGTACCATTGCCCTTGATGATTAGACCAGGGGCAACGAGAACAAGACCAGACTCGGCTGGGATTGTGACCTCGATCTGGTCATCAGGTGAACTAGTGCCACCCCACTCAATAGTCAACTTACGGGCAGTGGTGTCAGTGTTCTGGGCGTACAGCCAAATCTCATCCATCACAGACGTATTAGTTGACCCAGTATGAATCGTCGTCCCAGGAGACGACGTAGCCGCAACCTTAACGGCACGACCGTCAGTTGAACCTGACAAAATGTTCTTAGCAAATGTAGCCATTATTACTCCAAATCAATTATTAGGTTACGAGAAAACTTGAAACGAAAGCGGGTCGGCAGGATTGTCAACCCAAGCAGCATCATAGTTGGTAGCCGAGTTCTTAATTAGAACCTGACCTGCGGCACCACCAGCAGGCAGAACCTTACCCTCGACCTGAGTCACCTTGTAATCCAGACTCGTTGTAACCGCCGAACTGTTGACACCGACCTTCGCTTGCAATGCTTCAATCGCATCATTCGAATTAGCGTGCTGAGCAGAATGGCTAGGATTGTTTAGTTTGTCGGTACTGATTGGATTCGTCAACGAATCCAAACTTGTTGGGAAGTTAGTTGCCATAAGTTACCTACCTTACTAGTCCAGGGTCAAAGTGAGAGTGGTGATCTGGAAGGTGTCACCTGCTGTGACAGGTGCCGAGGACGACAGAGCGCCAGTCCACAAACAGTTTCCTCCAGTTGAGGCATCCCAAAGCGACCAATGCGTATAGGTTTCCGTAGTAGAGACATTGGACCAAGTTGCACTGCTAGTGGTTGCGATCGAACCGCCAGAGGCTGAACCGAACGTGACTGTTTGGCGTGAGGTGTTCGTTGCCGCATTACCAGTACCATCCTCTCCAGGGTCGCCCGTATGCAACTTCAAGTACGCACCGCTAGCAGCAAAACTAACGCCGCCGACCGCATCAAGCAGTTTGTTCTCTGCGTAGTTACTAATCGTCATAATCATCCCCAGGTCTAATAGGTTTGGTAGATTTGCTTGTGCGGTTTGCGGGAACCGCACAAAATGGACATCCGTTTAAATCGGCAGGAAAATACTCCCCACACTTAGGGCATTCGTTCGCCCGATATGAACCCACCCAAGCCACCTAGACCGCTTTAAGCCGTTTCGACTGCTCACGCTCAGCAAGATTAGCAAGCAACTTGTCCAGTTCCTCGTCTGTCAACTCACTAGCGTTCGTGGTCTGCGGGGCGGACGGAGCCACCACTAGACGGTTGGTCGCCTGTAGGTACAATTGTGCCGCACGGTTATCACCCTCAAGTGCTTTCGCATACAACGCATCCAACAATCTCTGGGTGCGCTCAGGCGAACCCTGGATTTCGGAGACACGGTTGTCCCACTCCTTCTTAAACACTTGCTTCTTTTCCCAGCGCCGAAGTGTAGTCGGGTCAACACCGAGTAGCCTTGACATCTCAGCCTGGGTTCGAGGGTTGCGCTCAGGTCCAGGCGTAACTAGCCATTCCAAATATTGCAGTTGTCGGGAGTCCAGGAGGGGTGTGGTTTCTCGTTCTGCTTCCATACTATAGGCGCAGCGTTCGCCGCACCTAGGGCAGGACTAGGGGGAACTGGGGTCGAGTGTAAACGCCAGGGATGCCGACCGAACGATGGGGGGACTATAGGGGGGTAATGTTTTCCTATGACCAGTTATAGTATAGTATGGTTCCGTGTAGTAACACGGAACGGAACCATACGTCATGT